GAACGCAACAAGTTCAAACATATCAGAAGAAACATGTTTGATATACCTACAGGGGAGTTAGATACTCCCCTAACTAACGGACATCAAGTCTTAGAGTTTCTTTTAAGTGTAGCCAATAAAGAACGCTACCAATTCAAAGCTAGGGGTAGAGGTAGCCGTAAGTTTTATGGTAATAGCCAAGACCTACCACTAGAACACGCTGAAAAGATAGCACTTTATCACTCTACAAAAAATAATATTGCAGAGAAAGAACACCAAGAATACAGACGATCTAAGTCAGCTTGGGAGATAAGTTATAAACTCAGACAAATTAAAGATGCGATTGAGATGCATAACAATTCTTTTGACAACGACTTAGAAATTAATTTAGAGGTTAACGAAAATGAGTGAAGAAATAAAAAACTTAGTCGAAGATCTTGGTTGGGAATATCAACGAATGTCATCTTGTGGTAGAGAAACATATAAAAATTTATGTCTCAAACTTGGTTGGAAATTTGAATTGGAGATTGAAGATGAGTAATGTATTTAAAATAGAGCCTAGTTTTGCTCAACATTTTTCATATGCTGATAAAGAATTTGAAATCCGTATAACAGATGATAGTAATAAGCTAGAAATTTGGGAAGTTGGTTATGAAAATGGTGATTGTATTGGTTTTGTAGATATGATTGCTGAATTTAATTTAAAGGAAAACGAAGATGCTTAATATTTTAGAAATACTTTTTGAAATTACAACCCTTTTAGTGCTTGTAGCAATTTTATATATAATAATAACTGAAAATAATAATAGGAGATAACATGACCCAATATTCAGACCAAGTAGAAAAACGCAGGCAGGAAACCCTGGAAGAAAGAATGGATACCACTCTTACTTGTTATTACTTTCAAAAGCATGAAAGTAATGAAGATATAGAAGATTACCGACAACTTGATTATGCAAGTGGGCGCAGAGTTATAACCAACATCAGTAAAGCTGGTAGACCCAAGACAACCCAAAATAAACCTATGCGTAGACATTTATTTATAAGTTCATTTGGTAAATATTTTAGAAATGATTGAGATAATTGGATATATATTCGGCGTAGGCTTTCTTATTTGGCTAACCGTACTGCTTGGTGTTTTTATCGCAGTCAAATACTTTGAAAACCTATGAAAAAATACCGTTATGTAATTGTCAAACAAGACAAACCCAACACTTTGCTTCCATATGGCGTAGAAGTTTATCTAAACAAAGACAAAGAACCCATCCGATCTTATTGGTTTAAAACACCCCAAGATAGATTAGAGGGCCTCAAGATTGTTGCTAATTATGATTAATCTCGATACAATCCGAAAGTGGTACTTGTTTGATTGGATTCAATATATCTTCTACTCTCCTAAAAGTATGTATCTTATGAGTGCCACACTCTCATGAGTTTCTTATTTTACCTAGCACTATTCTTATACATCCTTGTATTTATTCTGGATAGACCTAACCAAAACTAATCAAAACTTTCTTCTTCTTCTAAATCCGTAGCTTGATCTATTGCTTCCTGTTTTAGATCTTCCTGTTCCAACCTTTCCAAACTATCAGCCTCATCTTCCAGCCCGCCTGGATCCAGAAGACCGTCAGTTTTATTGGCTAAGACCACATTCCCCATCAGCTGCTCAAGTCGTTTCTCTACTTCTTCCCGACTCATTTGATCTACCTTCCCGAACATAACCTCTTTTCTATCCACCACAAGACCCCCGACCTTTAACAAACTATTTTGTGCCGATATGGCAGCATTAAAAGACCCAGCTTCGAGGGCCTTGTCTCTAATATCATATAAATCCTGGACAGCTCTATCATAATTTAACTCATACTTCTTCTTAGCTTCATTCATCAGATAGTTATATTCTTTGCGAATAGTAGGATGATTCATGAGCTTATTAGCAGATTGACGAGCATCTTTATACCCAGCCTTATGTGCGCATTCTACGAGAGATAAACGAGGATTATTGACAGCTTGCCAAATAAAGTTTCTTTGTCTGCGATTGAGTGAATTGTCTAGATTAGCAAATTCTATAGGAGCTTCTTCTTCTGGAGAAAGGATAGGTTCATATTCTAATTTATTTTTTCTATAACCCATATTGTTTTAAGCATATTAGAGTGAGGGAAATAATAATACCTACCCCCACTTTACCCTAAAGTGTATTGAGAGGATACCTTACAACAAATTACTTCGTCAAGATATTTATTATTTATTTATCTATATTTCCTTCTTTCCTGTGACAAAAATGAAAAAAATAAAATAATCGTCAAACCCGCATTCTTATCATGTTTTCTTGCGTCATACATTTATGACAAAAATAAGACAATAATAGATTAGTCATTATCTGGCGTAAATTCTATGACAGTTTCACCCAGTTCTACATATTGATTGAGGATCTCATCTACTAAATGCAGCAGCTTATCATCATCATCTTCTACAAGTTTCTGTAGACTCCACACACAATAGCTCAATGAAGTTAACACAACGCTTAACTTATCCTCGCCTCTTAGTGTGTAATTGTTAAAAAGATTCTCTAAACGAGAAACCACCTCAGCTAGAGTTGGCTTTTGCATCTTACTTTGGATTGGGACTACTTTGACTGTCATTAATTAACTATAACTTATTCAGTAAAATTATCTAGGTCTTCTTGTTTAACCTCATGTGCAACATGACGCATCAATATATCAATAAGTTCTAGCTTTTCAGACCTGGAAAGACTATGAAACTGGCTCACGATTGTTTGTATTAACTCTGTACTACTCATATTTTTATTCCTTATATAAAAGCGGGGGATTGTTTCGCCAAGCTCCCCCGATACTTATGCAGACTATCCAGCTTAATTGCTGAATGACGCGAACTAAACTATTTGAATGTTCTCAAACTCTTCGTTATGAAACATACGGACCTCTTCTTCTGGAAAAGATGACTCAAAGTTTAAGTTTTCTTTGTGATATTTCTTGTAGGCCCCCACAAGATTATCCGTTTTCTTATCAGCCAGATCGTTTTCAGCCTGGTCATAAGACAAACGCATTAACATGTACATATCGCTTGTTCTACCCATTTGTAACCTCCTAAAGTTTCTATATGTAGACATTATAGACTTTTTCCTTTAAAATGCAATGAAACACATTTACTTAGGAGAGTAATATGCAAACAACTAAAGAAAAAATAGATGCAATCTTAAATGCATCAAACGAAAAAGAGATCACTAAAGATCGTCTTAACTACACTTTGTTTGAACTGAAGGCTAACATCTCAGATCTAACAGAGATTGTTAATAAACTTACAGATGCCGTTGATAGCATGAAGGAGGCCTCATGAGTTTACAAGAATGGAAAAACGATGAGCTAGCATTTGAAGTGACAGCTGATGCTATGGAAACTTACGCCAATAAATGCAGTCAAGAAAAAAATCCTAATGGAGAAACTATGATGAACCCTATTGAAGGTTCATATGTTTTAGTAAAGAACTTAGTAACAAGCTTACTTTATAAAGCAGAGGGTCATGAGGAATCTTTATTAGAGGTTATTCAAGAGGCTATAGATGATGCTGTTGAGATAATTAAAAAAACCCAGGAGAAATCATGAAAATAATGCCAGAAATCTTAGAGAACGAAGAACATATGGTCCTCGGGGATGCTGTCTATTTCCCAGATATGGAACATAACTTCTATCATTCAGTACCAGGAATCTCATCATCAAACATTAGAAGGTTTGGTCAGAGTCAGCTTCATGCATTTGAAGAGGAACATGAGACTACCCCAGCCATGAAGTTTGGAACTGCCGCTCACTCGCTTATTGTTGAGGGAGAGGAAGCTTTTGTGAATGATGTGGTGTGCTTGAGTGGATCTCCATACACCAACGCTAACAAAGAATTAAAGAAGGAGTATGAAGACAGAGGATTAACCGTTATTACTGCTAAAGATAAAGACACTCTTTACAGTATGAAGGAAGCTTTAATACCAGAAGCCATCAAACATATATCAGCTGATGAAGGAGAATACCCAAGTGTGTTCAATTCTCCATTTGAAAGAGCAATCTTTTGGTGGGAAAAGGATCTATTGCTTAAAGTTAAGTCAGATGTGCTTAGATATCCTGTTAATACACCTCATGAATCTAACTCAATTATTCTTGTTGATTATAAAACTACGACTGATTGCTCAGTCCGAGGCTTTACTTCATCTATCAAGAAGTATCAGTACGATCTTCAAGCCGCTTGGTATAAGCGTGGCTTTGAGAAAGCTGGCTTTCATGTGGCTGATTTTATCTTTGTTGCGCAAGAAAAGAAAAAACCTTTTGCAAGTAAGATTTTCAAAATGAATCATGATGACATGACTGCTGGTTGGCTCAAGCTTGAACATTTGCTAGGCGAATACAACGCTGTATTAAACGGCAAAGAAGCTACGATCTATAACTCACCTAATATTGTGACTGTAGATCTTGGAGATAGGAAGTGAGCAAAG